ATATTTTGACCTTTATAATACCATTTTTCTGCTGAGAAAAAAAGCAGAGCAACAGAGAAAAAATATTCGCCACGAAAGGTATGAATATTATTCTGGCAAGTCAGACCCAGAAGTTTATGTAGAAGATCCTTTTCCCAAAAAAATTAGAGACAAAGATACTATGCAGAAATACCTTGATGCAGATGAAAAACTTTCAACGGTTTGTTTGAAGATTGATTATTATGATACGATGCTTGTTTATATTGAAAGCATTTTAAAAATGATTCAAAATAGGACGTATCAAATTAAAAATGCGATTGAGTTTATGAGATTTAACGCTGGACTAGGGTAATAAATATTTACAGATGCATGAGACATCGTGAATACAACGGACCTTGTTATATCCAAATCAAACGAAGTATTTTTAAAGATTAATACAGAACCTCATATTGAATATGAACTAAGAGATCATTTCAAGTTTGAGGTTCCAAACGCAAAGTTCATGCCACAATATCGTGGCAGAAACTGGAATGGAGAAATACATCTATATGATATGAGGTCCAAACAAATCTATGTTGGACTTTTAGATAAGATTGTAAATTTCTGTGAGCAGTACGGATATTCTTATAAGTTTGAAGACAATAAATTTTACGGACAACCATTTGAGATAAATGAATTAATCTCATATGAGGGCGTAAAAGATTATATGCAATCTATTTGCTCTCATTCCCCGAGACAATATCAAATTGAGGGAGTATATGATGCTCTAAAGCATAATAGAAAACTGCTGATAAGCCCCACTGCCAGCGGCAAATCGTTGATGATTTATTCCCTCGTAAGATATTATGTGGATAAAGGGCAAAAAATTCTTTTAGTTGTTCCGACGACATCTCTTGTAGAGCAGATGTACAAGGATTTCCTTGATTATGGTTGGGATGCTGAGTCATATTGCCACAGAATTTATTCGGGAAGAGAAAAAACAAATGAGTTTCCAGTAACAATTACAACTTGGCAATCTGTATATAAATTGGAAAGATCATTCTTTGAAGATTATAGTGTGATTATAGGAGATGAAGCTCATTTATTCAAGAGCAAATCTTTGATAGAAATCATGACTAAACTTCATCATGCAAAATATAGATTTGGTTTTACAGGAACTCTTGATGGAACTCAAACTCATAAATGGGTGCTAGAGGGTTTGTTTGGTCCATCATACAAAGTCACAAGAACTGATGAATTGATGAGACAGGGACATCTCTCCCAACTTGACATTCAATGTATAGTTCTAAAACATTCACCGCAAAAGTTTGAAACTTATGAGGATGAAATACAATATCTAATCTCTCACGAACAAAGAAATAAATTTATTACAAATTTAACTCTCGATCTAAAGGGAAATACTCTAGTTCTCTTTAGTAGAGTTGAGGCTCATGGAGCAGTTTTATATGAAAAGATAAATAGTCAAAAGCGAGATGATCGTAAAGTATTTTTTGTTCATGGTGGAGTTGATGCTGAAGAAAGAGAATTAGTTAGGGAGATTACGGAAAGAGAAAACAATGCGGTGATTGTTGCTTCTTATGGAACCTTTTCTACTGGTATCAATATTAAAAATCTCCATAATGTTATCTTCTCCTCACCCAGTAAATCTAGAATCAGAAATCTTCAAAGCATTGGACGAGTTCTTAGAAAAGGAAAAGACAAAGTAAAAGCTACACTTTATGATATTGCTGATGACTGCACATATAATTCGAGAAAGAATTATACTCTAAATCACCTTATTGAAAGAATTAAAATTTATAACGAGGAAAATTTCAACTATGAAATTATTACAATTCAATTAAAGAAATGATAGAAGAAGATTTTTATGCGACTGTTAAACTAAAAACTGGAGAGGAAATATTTGCAAAGGTAGCAGCCTCTGAAGAAGAAGACAGAACCATGCTGATTATTTCCAATCCAGTTATAGTTTCCGAAATAAAAAGTAGAATGGGTGTCGTTGGTTACAAACTAGAACCCTGGTTAAAGACTACTAAAGAAGATATGTTTTTAGTAAATATTGAAGATGTTCTTACGATGAGCGAATCTTCTGATATTGAAATGATTATGATGTACCAATCCTATTGCAGGCAATCCAGCAAGGTAAAAGGTAAAGAATGTAAAATTGATAGAAGAATGGGATATATTTCTAATGTAAATGATGCAAAAGATATTTTAGAAAAGATCTTTAAAAGTAGCTAAGTATATTAATTTTTAACCCCGACAAAGGTTATTATATCTGCCTTGAGATGCCTTGTCAAGTATTTTTAAAAATGGTATAATCTATACATAATAATGATAAAAACTTATGATATCCACAGCAGTCATGACCAAAAGAAAGAGGTCAGAGCATTACGTTAACAACAAAGAGTTTCTTGCAGCACTGATTAAGTATCGTGAAGACAAGGAAATCGCAGAGATTCAAGGAAAACCAAAACCTCCCATTCCTCGCTACATTGGAGAGTGTTTCCTAAAGATTGCCAATCATTTATCATTCAAACCAAATTTTGTCAATTACATGTTCAAGGAGGACATGATTTCTGACGGTATTGAGAATTGTGTTCAGTATATTCACAACTTCAATCCAGAGAAGTCACAAAATCCTTTTGCTTATTTCACTCAAATCATTCATTACGCTTTCCTTCGCCGCATTCAAAGAGAAAAGCGTCAGTTAGAGATCAAGAACAAAATCCTTGAGCGTTCTGGGTACTCTGAGGTTTTTGATGACAACAACACTATTGACGGATCCAACTACAGCGACTATAATTCTATCAAGGACGCCGTGCATTCCAAACTTCGTTACTGATGAAAGTCGCTATTATCACTGATCAACACTTCGGAGCAAGAAAGAACTCTAAACTCTTTCATGATTATTTCCTTGAGTTTTACAGGGATGTATTTTTCCCAACCCTATTGAAGGAGGGGATTACCACAGTTGTGGATATGGGTGATACTTTTGATAGTCGTAAAGGTATTGATTTTTCTGCTCTATCTTGGGCAAAAGATAATTATTACGATACTCTAGAAAAAATGGGTATCACTGTTCATACTATTGTTGGGAATCATACTGCTTATTACAAAAATACAAACGAAGTAAATGCTGTGGATTTGCTACTTCGTGAGTACCGTAATGTAACAGTATATGCAGAACCAACAGAAGTTTTGTTAGATAAATTAAATGTGTTGTTTATTCCTTGGATCAATCAGGAAAATGGGCAACAAACTTTAAAGATGATTGGAAAGACCTCTTGTAAATGTGCAATGGGTCATTTGGAACTTAATGGATTTTCAGCATATCGTGGTCACACCATGGATCATGGTATGGAAGGTGAATTGTTTGATAAGTTTCAACGTGTTTTTTCTGGGCATTATCACACCAGGTCTAACAACGGTAAAATATTCTATCTAGGAAATCCATACGAAATTTACTGGAATGATGTAAATGATAAAAGAGGGTTTCACATCTTTGATACTGAAACTCTTCAGCATACCCCAGTAGATAATCCTTACAGAATGTTCTATAACATTTATTATGAGGATAACAACTATCAGACTTTTAATTGTTCCGAGTACAAGAACAAAATCGTAAGAGTAATTGTACGTAAAAAGACTGATCAGAAAAAGTTTGAAAAATTTATTGACAAACTTTATGAATCAAATATTGCTGAACTAAAAGTAGTAGAGAATTTTCAAATTCAAGAATCTGAAGATTTTGAAGCATTTGAAAATGAAGATACTTTATCTATTTTAAATAGGTATGTTGATGAGTCGGAAATCAATCTTGATAAGTCCATAGTTCAAAGAATGTTGCAGGAAATTTATCAAGAGGCATGTGAATTAGTGTAAGATGTTCATTCTAACAATCAATGGTAAAGAAAAGGAGGGAGCATATTCAGTGGTGGATGAAGATGGAGAGCAAATTCTCTATCTCTTTGAAGAGGAAGATGATGCAATAAGATATGCTATGATGTTAGAAGAAGAAGGATATCCTGAGATGCATGTTATAGAAATAGAAGATGAAATAATGTTGAAAACTTGTGAAATTCATGGGTATCAATACACAGTTATTACTCCAAACGACATTGTAATTCCACCTGAAACTGATCATGATTTTATTTAAGACTATTCGTTGGAAAAATTTTCTTAGCACTGGAAACCAATTTACTGAAGTTAATTTCAACGAAACCCAAACTACTTTGATCATTGGTACTAATGGTGCGGGTAAAAGTACTGTTCTTGATGCCCTCACCTTTTCATTGTTTGGGAAACCTTTTCGTAAAATCAATAAACCTCAACTTATCAATTCTGTAAATGAAAAGGATTGTAGGGTTGAGGTTGAGTTTTCTGTTGGACCAGTTGAGTGGAAAGTTGTTCGTGGAATTAAACCAGCGATTTTTGAAATCTGGAGAAATGGTGCTGCCTTAGATCAATCTGCTGCTGCATTGGATCAGCAAAAGTGGTTGGAGCAAAATGTTTTAAAAATGAACTATAAGTCTTTTACTCAAATTGTAATCTTGGGTAGTAGTACTTTTGTTCCTTTTATGCAACTTCCTGCTGCCCATAGGAGGGAGGTTATTGAGGATCTTTTGGATATCAAAATCTTTTCTTCAATGAACACTTTGATTAAAGAAAAGATTAGGGTAATCAAGGAAGACATTAAAGTTTATGAGTTGAAGAAAGAATCTCTTCTTGATAAAGTCAAGATGCAAGAAAGTTTTATTGAAGAACTTGAGAATAGGGGAAAGAAAGATATTGACGATAAAAATGTTTCTATCATGTCTTTGTCTGAAGAAGTTGGATATTTGATGGAAGACAATTCTTCCATGGAAGAACCACTGCGGGAGCAAATTAAAGAGCAGGATAAACTGATTGGATATGCTGAAAAACTACGTAAGCTTGGAAACTTAAAGGGTAAGATTTCTCAGAAAGTATCTACGATTACCAAAGAGCATAAGTTCTTTACTGAGAATACGGTATGCCCTACTTGCACCCAGTCTATCGAAGAGACCTTTAGAATAAATAGAATTAACGACGCTCAAAATAAAGCAAAAGAGTTGCAATCTGGTTATAAAGAACTAGAGGAGGCAATTAAAGAGGAAGAAGAGCGAGAG